CAAGACACGTTATGGTAAGGGACAGTTTCCCTGGGAACTTAGAGCCCAAGGTGTTAATGAATTAGCAGACTTTACTCCAGAATTAGACTGGGAAACTCTGCGAGCAGACATGAAACAGTACGGAGTTAGAAATGCAACTCAAATGGCTATTGCTCCTGTAGAATCGAGTAGTGTTGTTATTAACAGCACTAACGGTATTGAAATGCCAATGAGTCTTATCAGTACTAAAGAATCAAAGGCAGGCTCATTTACACAAGTTGTTCCTGAGTATCAAAAGTTGAAGAATAAGTATCAGCTCATGTGGGAACAAAAAGACTGTGCTGGCTATCTAAAGACAGCGGCTGTACTACAGGCATATGTGGATCAAAGTATTTCAACTAATACTTTCTATAATCCTGCACACTTTACTGAACGCAAAGTTCCTACAACACTAATTGCTAAGAACTTGATGCAGAGTCAACTATGGGGAATTAAAACTTTCTACTACAGTCTGATTAACAAAGCAGGCAGTAAAGCAGTAGAAGAAAAGATAAATGGATTCCATCCTGAAGTAGAGTTTCAACCTCAACAAGAAGTCAATTTTGAAGACGACGATTGCGAATCCTGCAAACTATGAACATAGAAAGTAGAATTAAAACTCTTCTAGTTGACCAATTAGGAGTTAATATCAGTGACATTAAACCGCACTCTAATTTAATAAATGAATTAGGTGCAGATAGTCTTGATCTAGCTGAAATAATGATATCAATTGAACAGGAATTTAAAATTGAAATTCCTGAATCTAGGCAGTGGAGAATGACTACGCTTAAGACTATAGTAAATGAAATTGAAAAAATAACAGGAAATCATAAATGAGCAAACAGCAATATAATCTAAGCACAAAGACAGATTATCTATCACGTAAAATGTTTTTGGATCCAGAAGGTCCAGTAACGATTCAGCGTTTTGAAGAAGTCAAGTACAAAAAGATTGCAGACTATGATAGCACTGCACGTGGATTCTTTTGGCAACCTGAAGAAATCTCATTAACCAAAGATGCAAACGACTTTAAAGAGGCCAGTGATGCTGTCAAGCATATTTTTACTAGTAACCTACTTCGCCAAACTGCTTTAGATAGCCTTCAGGGTAGAGGTCCAACGCAGGTGTTTACGCCTGTGTGCAGTCTTCCAGAAGTAGAAGCACTGATGTATAACTGGGGCTTCTTTGAAACTAACATTCACAGTAAGAGCTACAGTCATATCATCCGCAACATCTACAATGTACCTAAGGATGTGTTCAACACCATTCACGACACACAAGAAATTGTAGACATGGCATCAAGCATTGGTTTGTATTATGATAAGCTACATCTTATTAACTGTCGCAAAGAACTAGGCGAAGCAGTTGATGAGTACGAACACGTTAAAGCAATCTATCTAGCTCTACATGCTAGTTATGGATTGGAAGCATTCCGCTTTATGGTATCATTTGCAACAAGCCTTGCTATGGTAGAGAATAAGATCTTTATTGGTAATGGTAACATCATTAGCTTGATCCTACAAGACGAGTTGCTACACAAAGGTTGGACTGCCTACTTGATTAATCAAGTAGTTAAAGAAGACAATCGCTTTGCTCAAGCCGCTAAAGATTGTGAATCAGAAGTAATACAGATTTACAAGGATGTTATTAGAGAAGAAAAAGAATGGGCAGACTATCTATTCCAGAAGGGACCAGTTATTGGTTTGAATGCAGGTATCTTAAAAGACTTTGTAGACTTCACTGCAACTGATGCGCTGAAGCAGATAGGTATTAAGTATTGGAACCCTGCTCCTAAGTCTACTCCTATTCCTTGGTTCAACAAGCACAGCGATACCAGCAAGAAGCAGACAGCACTGCAAGAAAATGAGTCAACTAATTATGTCATTGGTGTTATGAGTGATGCTATTGACTACGACGAACTACCTGCGCTATAATTAATTGTTAATAAAGGAAACATATAAATGCTAGCAACTATTTGGAGCAAATATAACTGCTCATACTGTGATAGAGCCAAGGCCCTATTAAAGGCAAGAAATATCCCGTTTGAAGAAAAGAAAATTGGCGACGGATACACTAAGGAAGAACTACTTGAAGCAGTTCCTGATGCACGTTCAGTGCCACAAATCTTCTTAGGAGAAAAGTATATTGGTGGCTACGATCAGCTAGCCAAGTATATAGATGAAACCGGATTTAACGGAACTGGACACTCAATAGGAACTTAATTTATGTTAATAGAAGCACCATACAAATCACAAGACGCAGTATCTATGAAAACTACTGGAGGAGAGGAACTTGTTGCTCGCTTCGTAGAGGAAGACTCAACTACTATCACAGTTGAGAAGCCAATGGTTGTAATGGCAACACAGCAAGGACTGGGCCTAGGACCTTTTAGTTTTACTATTAATCCTAGTGCTAGAATTAAAATAAACAAGAACACTTTAGTTTTTGTACACAAGACCGATGGCGAAATGGCCAAGCAATACATTTCAAGTACCAGCGGTATTCAAATGGTTTAAGGTGTTGAAATGAGCAAGTTGTGGGCAGTACAAGGAGATCCCAATACACACAGTGGGGGTCAGTTAATTGCTGAAAATCCCCAAACAGTATTTGTTAATAGTATCCCTGTAATAGAACACGAGGATCCCGCCCAGCCGGATAGTTTGTGCCCTGCTAGCCCGCATTGTAATCCTAAAACTGCTGAAGGCGCCCCATCTGTTTTTGTCTATAGCAACCCTGTACACAGGCATGACGATGATAGAATCTGTGGCGCAACTACTGTGGTTGAACTTCAGTCTACAGTTTTTGTTGGAGACCTTTCAGTAAGCAACGGTAGTGCTGTACTTGTAGAAGGAGTATTAGTAGCTACTGATCCCTATTCAGCAGCAGGTTCAAATGCCATTGTCAATGAAGGTGCTGGTGCCGCTGAAGATGATGAAGGCGGCGAAGACGGTGCACCAACAAGCGGCGGAGGATCAAATCCTAGATTTAGTGCATATAGTTCGCCTAACGATAGAAGCACACAACCAGGTGCTCCAACTTCTCCCTCTACAGTGGATAACAGCGGAAGACAAGGTGATGCTCCTGAGCGTAGAGATGTAGATACATCTAATCTACCCTCAAGTATTGATTACAATTATAGGCTCTCAACTAACTACACCGTAAAAGACTTTACTCTTAACTGTGTTTTCAAACATCAATTGCAGTCACAAAAGGGCTATTCAATACAGGATCTAATGGGTAACTTAAAATATCTAGCAGAAAATGTAGCAGAACCAGTAAACCGAAAATATCCCGGAATTAGAATCAATAGTGGATTTAGACAAGGTTCAAGCGGAAGCCAACACTGCAACGGAATGGCTATGGACATACAGTGGCCTGGATTAGCACCACGTGACTACTTGCCGAGAGCGCAGTGGATAAGAGATAACATAGATTACGATCAAATTATTTTTGAGCACGGCAACACAATTTGGATTCATCTCAGCTACGATAGAAATAAATCCAAACAAAGAGGCAAGGTTACCACAATGTATAAAGGTAACTACGAGTCTGGACTCAAGTTATATTACTCTTGACAAATCCAAACTTTGTGCTATACTTTAAAAGTAGTAATAGCCAAAGAGAGAACAGATGAAAGACAGAGTAATACTTACAGACGCAGACGGTGTCATTCTTGATTGGGAATGGGCCTTCCACTGTTGGATGGAAGAACACGGATTTAGAAAACAAGACGGTGGACAATTCGTTTACTCTATTGGTAAACGTTATGGCATCGATGACGAACAGGGTAGGAAGCTGATTAAGATTTTTAACGAATCAGCAAGCATTGGTTTCCTTCCTGCACTACGTGATGCACAGCATTACGTTAAGAGATTGCATGAAGAATATGGTTATGTTTTTCATTGCATCACCAGCCTAAGCAAAGATCGAAACGCTCAACGATTGCGCAAGATGAATGTGCGCAAACTATTTGGTGAGACAGCTTTTGATCACTTTATCTTTCTAGACACAGGTGCAGACAAGGACAAGGTTCTTGAACAGTATCGTGATACCCAATGCTGGTGGATCGAAGACAAGATTGACAACTGTAAAGCAGGACTCAATGTTGGACTTAAACCGTTGCTTGTGGAACATGGACATAACATGGATTATGTTGATGCCATGATTCCTAGGGTGAAGAGTTGGAAAGAAATATATAATATCATTACAGGAGAAAACACATGACTGATACAACCACAACAAATTCCGTACACGAAGAAATTGTTCTAGCATTTAACAATTATCTTAAGGAATCAGAAGCATTTGAAGGTAAGGGCGTTAAGGCAGCAGCCGCTCGCGCTCGCAAGGCACTAGGTGAGCTTGGTAAGCTATCCAAGGCCCGTCGTGGAGAAATCCAGGACAAAAAGAACACTATGTAAATTAATGCAAGTAACAGTAATCGGCGCCGGAATCACAGGCATCACCACCGCTTACTATTTGGCAAAATCACGTTGCCAAGTTACTGTCGTTGACGAAAAGAGGTATCCAGCAATGGCTACCTCTTTTGCTAATGGCGGACAGCTCAGTGCAAGCAATGCTGAAGTTTGGAATAGTTGGCGCAGCGTACACAAGGGTGTTAAGTGGCTCTTTAAGAAAGATGCACCACTACTGATTAATCCTAAGCCCAGCATTGAAAAGTATCGCTGGCTTGCTCAGTTTTTAACACACATCAAAAATAGAGAAAACAATACTAGAAAGACCTGTGAGATGGCTATAGAGGCACACGCACTCTATAAACAGATTGCACTAGAAGAAGGTATTGAATTTGATAAAGTTGAAAAAGGTATCCTACATATCTATCGTTCAGAAAAAGAACTAGAGTTTGCAAGAGATACAAACAGACTTTACAAAGAAGCAGGATTGAATCGTTGGGAAGTAGGCAAGGACGAAATACTTTCAATTGAGCCTGCTCTAAAGAACAGCATTGATACTGTTGTTGGCGGTTTTTATAATGAACAAGACTTCACAGGCGACATACACAAGTTCTGCGTTGAATTATCAAAGGTACTTGAAACGAAGTACAATGTAAAATTTAAACAAAAGACAATAAAAAACTATGACATTTACCAGTTCTTAGAAACAGGGCCTGTTGTAGTTTGTGCAGGCGCAGGCAGCAGAGCCATTGCTAAAAGAGTAGGCGACGATTTGCCTATCTATCCTGTTAAAGGATACAGCATTACAATTAACGATCCAGGACCAGCACCCTGGGTAAGTTTATTAGATGATGAAGCAAAAATTGTTACTGCTCGTCTAGGCGAAGGACGTTTACGGGTAGCAGGAACAGCGGAATTAAATGGATATAACACAGACATTATCCAGGACCGCATAAGGCCTTTGAAAGAATGGACAGAGAGACTGTTTCCTGAAGTAAACATGGAATCAATTACTCCTTGGGCAGGTCTAAGGCCAATGACCCCTAATATGATGCCCATAGTTACTAGAAGCACAAGAAACCTAGGTGTGTGGTATAACACAGGTCACGGGCACCTAGGATGGACATTAAGCGCATACACAGCTCGTGAAATAGCAAGTTTAATAGGTAAACATTAATGTTAGAAACAATATGCGAAACAATGGTTTCGGCTTATAATAGAAACTGGATTACCAGCCGCGACGGCAATGTTAGTATCCGACATCACGACAGAGATCATTTCTATATCACTCCCAGCGGCATTCGTAAGCAAACAATGCAACCAGAGCTGTTTAAGAAAATTAGAATCTGGAGAACTATTAATAGTGGTGTTGGTTCAGCAGCGTTTAATTATGCTTGGGAGGAAATGGAATACACTGACATCAGTGCAAATCTAAAGCCCAGCGGAGAGATTCCGTTGCATTTTGGACTGCAAAAAGAAATGGGACAACACAGCAACGATGTTAGAGTAGTAATGCACTTTCATCCAACATATTGTGTAGCAGCAATGCACAAGGGCATTGAACTAGACAAACTGGTAAAGGACTTTCCAGAACTAGGGCGTTACACAAAGGTAGCACCAAATGTACCAGATGTGCCGCCTATCAGTCAAAAGCTGGCAGATGAAACAATTGATAGATTAGGTGTTGACAAGAATGGTGTCATAGCTCATGATATTATAGGTATTAAAGGACATGGGGTTGTTGCTATAGATACAAGCCCGTGGCGTACTTTTGAACACATTGAACGGTTAGAACATATCTGTAAGATTGTTTTAGCCAGTGGAGTCTAAATGCTGTGGGTAGATTATAACATATCACAAGCTGGGACCAGCTGGAGAGTTGAAGGCGAATGGCCTGGAGAAGTTATGGGTGTAACTAGAGAAGGAGTAGAAGGCGGAAAAAGCGCACTCTACAAACCTGGCGATGTATACATAGTAAACAAAGACGGATGGTTAGTCAAGGTTGATGATGTAACTAAACTCGTTTATACATATGAGAATAAAAAAATATGACAAATCTATTTCTTTTGATTTTTGTAATAGGATTACATGCTTTTTGGATTTATAAGTTAGCAACCTATGATTGGAGCAATTTTGAAGAAGATTCAAAAAATGATGATTTTTTAAAGCCATATGATTAACCAGCTAAATAGAATGTAGGTTGACAAATCTACAAACTGTGCAATAATGCACTATACGAAAATTTTAGTAAGATAAATTGAGACTAGTTAGTAACCTGTGTGTTATATAAGAGTTAGATGAACTGAACAAATATTAGTAATATATAACACATAGGAAAATAAAATGGTAACAGGTAAAGTAAAATGGTTTAACGAAGCTAAAGGTTTTGGTTTCATTACTCCAGACAATGGCGGCGCAGATGTGTTTGCTCATTTTTCACAAATTTCTTCTAGCGGCTACAAAAGCCTACAAGAAGGACAGAGTGTAAGATTTGAAATCACAATGGGTCCAAAAGGACAACAGGCAAGTAACATTCAGCCTGCATAAAAATATGAAAGCATATCAACCAATTGTAGCAGTTTTAATTGTTATATTTGTTTTGATACATGTTTTCATGTAAGGAATTGTTGTAATCCCTTCAAAGCGAAGGCATTCAAGACGCGGGTGCAACTCCCGCCAGCTCCACCAAAAGGAAATTCAATGGTAGTTTGTAGCTGCCGAGATATTAGAGACTCGCATTTTAACAACAGGGAAGAACTTGCTACTCGTCTACTAGAAGATGATTATTGCTGTGGAAAGTGTTTGGAAGAGTTTCTTTTTGATGGGGCTGAACTAGGATCGATTGGGTGTAATAGTAGAGACGGCAACACGGTAGGCGATCTCCGTAAAAGAAGCAAAATCAAGTAAACGGCACAAAAACCTTTACTCCTGAACTATTCGTAAACGTTGCTGTCAATGACAACAACTTTGCGCTAGCTGCCTAAGAAACAGCAGGTTCGCGGTTCACTTACCGGGCAACAGAACAGTGAGGAAGGCGCTCTAGGGCGCCTTTCTTTTTATCTGCATATCATAAATATACATACATTATGATAAACCTAAAAAGGTTATAAGGAAATATGTATATGATGAAGTTTTTAACAACTCTAGTTTTATCACTAGTTTTAGTTACACCAGTGTTAGCGCAAAAGCAAAAAGCAGGCGTAACATACGATGCAAACATCACGCGAGTAATTGACGGAGATACAGTTGCGTTTGAAGCACCCTTCCTTCCAGATCCTCTTAAAAAGGAACTTTCAGTTAGAGTTTTTGGAGTTGATACTCCAGAAAAGGGATTTAGAGCTAAATGTCCTCAAGAAGATCAACGAGGACAGAATGCATCAGCTTTCACAAAGAAAATGATCGCTCAGGCTACCAAACGTCAAGTTGTTCTTATGGATTGGGACAAGTACGGCGGGCGTGTGTTAGGTGATGTTCTTTTGGACGGCAAGAGTTTGAGAGCAATGCTGATAGAAAATGGATTTGCTCGCGAGTATTACGGTGAAGCCAAAACTAGTTGGTGTAACTAAACATACTTGACAGATTACAAAACTCTGCTATAGTAATACAACGTGTCACTATAGCGGAGATTTTTATGACAATGCATTTGGTTGGGCCATATCTTACCACAACTAATTACAAGAAACGCAAGACCAAAATGACTAAAGCCAAACAGGCTGCGTTAGAGCTGCGTTGGCGCGAACATAATAAATTCTTAAAGAGCATCCGTCTAAGTCCAATGACCCTAGAAGAGTTTACGGACTATCTTAATGGAAAACGTAGCAAAAAACCCGTAGAAGCTACTCCTAAACTGTTAGAAGCA